TGGAGAACATTTACAGCAGATGGTTCTAATCAAGAACAAATGGGTATTTCAAATGGTTCAGCTTGGTCAGCAGTAAATTATGTTACAGCAGGTACTTTTTCAGGAACTTCCTGGAGTATACAAACAGCAGCCGGATCAACTACAACAACCTATAATTCAACTGTGTATACTAATAGTTTAGGTTATTATTCTTTTTCAACAGCTTTAGCAGTTGCAAGTTATAATTTTAGTTTAACAGTTGATACAATTTATGCTAAATCTACATACCCTAATCCTTCCAATTTAGCTAGTTTAATACTTAAAGATAGAACAAATACAGGAATTGATTTTTATCTTTATGATTTAAATAATAATAATGTTTTTAGTGTAGCTGATATGTACTTGATTAAAAGAAGAAGAAAATCTCTACTCTTCACCTCAGCTCAAATAACCTCTATCAACAGCTCTACCTTAAACCAAAAATCAACATACCCAGGGTTAGGAACGATAACATACTCAAACCTAACAGCCGGAGGAACTTCAAACTTTTATTTAATTCCTTTAGGGTTTCCTAACCAAAGCGTTTCTTTCTAATATTTATTAGAAATGCTTAACATACTAGCTCCAATATTACTTGCCTTACAACCTTCACCTACTTTTGTAAAAGTGCATGTGCACAATTATACACAAGTACAGAAAGTAGGAGACAGAGATCCTTTATTTGGAGTTAAGGAGAATGTTGAAGAAATGCTGATCGAAAAAGGCTACACTCCAATTGATTCAGGGGATGGTTTTGACGTTCATGTTTCTATTGATAGCATTTATTCTCCCCAGCAGTTAATCAATATTGCAGGGTTACAATGGTTAAGAAAAGATTACATAGTAGAGACCACTGTTTGTATAGGGTCAGGTTGTTTCAACGGTAAGGGTGAAAGAAAGACTTTCATTTTTGCTATGTTTTTAAATGTTGAGAATGGAGAAGTTCCACTTAACAGAAAGGCTTTTTCAAAAGCGTTGCAAGAAGCTTTGACAAAAACACTTAAACAATTCTAATATGAAAAAATTTTTAAAATCGTTATTTGACGACAACAACACAATCAACGAAAAATCAGTTGTAGGATTTGTTGCATTTTTAATGCTTATAATTGCATTCTTGGTAGATATCACCACAGGCTACCTTGGAAAGGAATTTGTGATTAACAAACTTATTTTTGACGGTTTCATGGTACTAGTTTTAGGATCATTCGGAATAGCTTCAGTAGATAAGTGGATTAATAAAAAGAACCCAACAGACGAAGACAAAAACGAAGGTTAAATATGTTACTAAAAAAAGGCGATAATAACGAAGACGTTAAAAAATTACAGATTAAACTGGGAGTAGACCCAGTAGGTAACTTCGGCCCTAAGACTGAAGAAGCAGTTAAGGCTTGGCAGAGAGCAAATGGATTAACAGATGATGGTGTAGTAGGAGACGGGACATGGAATAAGATGTTCGGGATAACTCCAGCACCTACGGCAACTCCTGCTCCAACTACAATCCTAGTTTCTTCATTTAAACTTGATAAATTAAAAGGGCATATTCCTGATGCAGTAATTGCTGCCATTCCGGATACTGCTGCTAAATTTAATATTACAAATGTTTTGAGACTGGCTCACTTTCTTGCTCAAGCAGGTCATGAATCAGGCGGATTTAAAGTTACAAGTGAGAATTTAAACTACTCATCAAAAGGCTTATTAGGCATCTTCCCAAGGTATTTTACTCCTGCTTTAGCAGAATCTTATGCACGTCAACCTCAGAAGATTGCAAACAGAGTCTATGGAGGTAGAATGGGTAACGGAGCAGAAGCAACCGGCGACGGCTTTAAATTCAGAGGAAGAGGTTACATTCAATTGACCGGTAAAGATAATTACACAGCTTTTGATAAAACAGTTCCTGAAGACATTCTAGCAAATCCAGATTTGGTGGCTACTAAGTATGCTTTAGCATCTGCTGCTTGGTTCTTTAATAAGAACGGACTTTGGACTATTTGTGATAAAGGAGCTGATCAAGGAACAGTAACTGCTGTTACCAAAAGAGTAAATGGCGGAACTATTGGATTACCTGATAGAATTAAGCATTTCAACGAATATTATAATTTATTAAAATAATGAGTGAGTTTCAATTAAAAGAAGGCCAGGGGTATATCTATGTAGGAGAATATTTCCATAAATTTGGAGGTAATGTACCTACAGAAAAGAAATTAGGTAAAACAGACGACCTATTAAAAATACCTCAAATTGACGATTATGCTTTCAGTTTAGATTTTCATACACCGGATATTTACTTAGTAGATGATGTTGAAAAACTCTATACTGCCTTGACTGGAATACTAAGTCATGATAATATTAAAGAAGATTGGTTTGCCGATTCAGATAATGATTTGAAAGACCGGGTAGCTAACTTCATGAAATCATTTGGGTACGGTGAGATAGCAGATGTGGACGGGGACGGAATCCCAGATCATTTAGATGACCATATTGGATAAATTTTTAATGAAAATGAAAACCACTATATTTGCTTCAACCGCCGCTCTAAGCTTTGTATGTAGTTATTTTCTTAACCTTGCTATGGATAATGCTGACCAGTACCTGGCAGTGGTTGCTGTAATCTTTATGGATGGTTTTTTTGGAATTATTGCAGGAGTTAAAAGAGAAGGCTTTAAGACCTATAAAGCAATCAGAGTCTTAAAAACATTAGTAGCTTGGATTATCACTTTGACAGCCCTTCTAATGGTTGAACAGGGATTCAAAGGCACGACCTGGTTATCAGAAACCATACTCATGCCATTGATTGTCTTTCAGGTCATTAGTGCTTTAAAGAATGCCTCTGATGCAGGATTCATTAAAAATGAATTAGTCACACAGATACTTAAAAAAATAGATCAACATAAAGCAAACGAAGGCAAGGATTAACTTGCCTTTTTTTATTAACACACCTATATTTACCGTATGGGTAAAAAACTCTTTCCTTACATTATAGCACTATCAGCCCTGGCAGTCTCTGCCTCGGCCGGTTTTTATTCTGTATCCGGACTAATGAAATTGTTTGCCGGAGCAGCATTTGCAGTTGGAATCATGGCAGGTTCTTTAGAAGTATCTAAGCTAGTGATTGCATCTTTACTTTACCAATACTGGGATAGTCTGAATAAGGTTCTGAGAACCTATCTAACCATTGCAGCCTTTGTGTTAATCTTGATAACCTCGGCAGGTATTTACGGATTCCTATCAGCAGCCTATCAAGAGACTGCAAATAAAGATCAGATCACCACCCAGCAGATCACTGCTTTAGAATCTAAGAAAAAATTATTCGAACAAACCAGGGATAATCTTTTACTAGAAAAGCAATCTTTGTCAGAATTTAGAGGTACTTTGTCTAAAGCCTCCACCACTCAATTCACAGATAGTAAAGGAAACCTGGTGGTGAAATCCAACAATGCAAGCTTCAAACAACTAGAATCAGCATCTAAATCAGATGATAAACTTTCAAATAAACTTGATATAGTAAATGATTCAATCTTCAATTTAGAAACAAAAATACTTCAGGTTAAGACAAATTCAACAACATCTTCAGAACTAGGCCCTTTAAAATACCTTGCCGGACTAACTGGATATCCAATGGATAAAATTATTAACTGGTTCTTACTAGTTATTATTTTTGTATTTGATCCTCTGGCAATTGCATTAGTGGTTGCAGCCAACTTTGCTTTTAAACATAAGGATGAACCTAAAGAATACCCTCTGGAAGAAAAAGTGGAAGATATGAGAAATGTTGTTGATGCTTATGATACGTTACAAGATCAAATAGAAGAGTGGGATGAAGACCATGCTATGGATCAGGTTCTGAATGATATGGTAGAAGATATGCCAAAAGAAGAATGGGAGATAAAAGATGAGGAAGCAGAGCCCTACGAAGTTTATACCGGTCCTCAAGAACTTACACCCATGGAACAGGAGATACAAGCCGTTCAAAACGACAAACACCTATCAGACTGGGGCAAAAGAACCCGAATAGAAGAAATAATTAGACGTTACCGGAAAGATTCAGAAGGAAAACGTTACTGGTAGTTGGTTTTTTAAAATAAAGTTCGTATCTTTAGAGTATGGTAGAGATAATTAAACATACATTAGGAATGTGCGGGGAACATTGGCATCCTAATATTTTTACTTTTCTTGCAGCAGCAGTTGGAAGTCTGCCAGGAATTTCTTATCTTAAGTATAAATTAAAAAGAAACAAATAAAAGTTATGACAAATATATTCTCTTATGCACTTAGCGAGACTGAGAGTCTTGTTTTTAGAACAGAATTAAACCATTTTGATGTTTTTAGTAAGCATGAAAGTACTCAGGAAAGACATATTGGGTCTTTCAAAGGCGGTAAATGGATCTTTGAAAATATGCAGCAAAGACAGTTTTTCTTCTTAATGTTTGAACGTTATAGAAAAGAATTCGGAAAAGCATTAAAAGCTTATAACAGAAGTTTAAAAGAAAAACCACGTCTTTATGAGTTTAGATGCTTACGTAGTAAAGTTACCCTAAAGATCAGCAGATTCAAGCGCAATATGTGGAACTCAGTTTATAATACATTTTATGTCAGATAATAATAACAAAACAGTGGGAATGGGTTTCCTAGGATGGCTAACTCTTTGTCTTGTAGTGATGAAATTAGCAGGTATTGGCCAGGTGACAAATTGGTCTTGGTTAGCAGTTTTTGCACCTACCTGGATCCCTTTAGGGGTAGGGTTAATTATTTTACTCCTAGTGTTGCTTACAGGTGTTAAAAGAGACTAATGGCAAAAAGATTAAGTAGAGAAGAAAAATGGAACCAGGCTGTAATTGATTTAATCAATCAGATGTTCCTTATTGCCGGTCACGATGTTACTTATTACGACATTAAAGACCGGGAAGATGCCTGGTATATGGATTGGACCATGACTATGGAACAAAATGAAGAATGGAGACTTTGGGGTAAAAAATACCTAATGAAAAAATTAGGACTTTATGCCAAGTCAGCTGAAAAAGAAATGATGTGGGTAAGTTTGATGTGGGGATTAAAATTTGATAAACCACCTTATGAAGATTAAAGATGCTATAATTTTGACTTTTGGAAGTTTGTTTTTAGGCTGGGCAGTCCTACATACAAAACCGCTCACTCCTAGTCAAGCCAAACCAATGCCTGCTATTACTACTCTGGATACATTAACCAGTGTTAAAGGAAAAACAGCCTTGTTTATTGGAGACTCCCACACGGCCAATCACCAATCCGGCTGGCAAAAACAATTATCAGACTCTGTAGGATTCAACATGATCAACCCTTCAGAGGTAGGAAAGACTACTTACTGGATGTTAAATATGGCTCTTTATAAGCTTAATGATAAAATTGATTACTGTTTTGTTTATGGCGGGGCTAATGATATGTATTCTAATAATATCTCAATAGAAGAAGCAATCGAAAACATAAAAGGTATTACTAGAATGTGCAGTAAGCTAGGAGTTAAATGCTACATACTTACAGGCTTTGACCCAATAACCTGCACCAGAACTAAAAATTCAAGATATGCTCTCAGGTATGCTACCTTTCAGAGATTACTACTTGAGGAGTCTTTTGAAGGAGCAGTGGTTATAGATACCCGGGTAGTAGCAAGAACAGACTGCTGGGATGGTTTATGTCATATGAACCCTAAAGGCCATAAGAAGATTGCCCAAAAAATCATCAAGGATTTAAAATTAAAAAAGATATGAGTTTACAAACACGCTTATACTCTAAGACTATCACAGACGTTATTAACCTGTTAAAGCATATTGAAGTGGATGTAGAAACTATGCACTACATTATAAAAGAATTACACCTAGAAGAAAAACTAGCAGAACATATTAAAAATCAGAAAACCAAAAAATCAGTATGAAAAAAATACTACTCATCCTTCTCCTAGCAAATGCTTTAACCTCCTGTGTTGTGGTTAAACCCAATCGCAGACGCCCAAAACAGCATCACCGAATTACTGATGTACCTTATAAATCACCAGACAGAAGATATTTAGGATTATGAAAAAATACATTTTAGGTTTGTTGTTGATGATAGCAACACTTACCGGCTATGCTCAAACACGACTTACAGGCGCACAAGTTTCTTGGAAAAATGAATGCGGTAAAGTCACTTTTAAGTTAAAATCTTTTCCCGATACTTGCATAAAGTATACTACATCTATTACAAGTTGGCAAAAATGGCTTATTTTAGAAATACACGATACTGTATTTACAAGAACCTTAGACACTGGTTATTACACTTTTGAATTTTTATTTTGGAATAAATGCTTACACAACACAAATATAGACACTTTTATCAGTTACTATAAAGTTCATATTGGCTGTGATTCAACTACTGCTGGACTTAAAAATACCACTAAAGAAGCAAACATCAGAGTTATCGGATACTATGACATGACCGGTAAAAAAATAGACTATATGGAGCTAAATATACCGTACATTGTAATTTACAGTAACGGTAAACGACAAAAAATAGTAAGAACAAAATAAAATAAAAAGAATATGAGACAGTATTTTAAAAATCAGCTTGAGACAACTCCAAGAGCAACAAAGGAAGTTATTGATGCACTTACAAAGAAACATTTCCATTCAGGTAGAGAAATCAAAGAAGGGGATGTAGTTTTATTTGCTTGGATGGAGGAAAATCTTAACTTGGAAGAAGACACCGTAAATATGCGATTGCTTAGTTTGCATGAGGATGAATTGGATCAATATGAATTAGTTGAAGAAACTAACAGTATGGTACCAAAAATACAGCCAATCAGAAACTAAAAAAACCAAGTTTACTTTACAAAAGGCTTGCTTCGGTGAGCCTTTTTTCGTATATTTATATTAAGTATGAAAATCACATTCATTTCCGACACACATGCTAAACATAAGCAAGTAACCCACCACCTGCCAGGAGGCGATTTATTAATACATGCCGGTGATGCTACCTCAATGGGGTATAAACATGAGATTCAGGAGTTCTGCAAGTGGTACGATGGTTTAGACAACTACACTCACAAAGTCTTCATAGCAGGTAACCACGACTGGGGCTTTCAAGATAAACCTCAAGAAACCTTGGAGATTGTTAATTCTTACAAGAATATTGACTACCTTCAGGATGATATGCTTTTGATCGGTGATGACTATCAAAGCAGTATTAAGATTTGGGGGAGTCCTTGGCAGCCGGAATTTCACAACTGGGCTTTCAACCTCCCTAGAATGGGTGATGAATTGAATGAAATTTGGCATAAAATACCTACGGATGTGGATATTCTAGTGACTCATTCACCGGCCTGTGGTTACTTAGACTGTGTTATCGGACAATATGATAACCTAGGCTGTGAATTACTTACAGAAAGAATTAAGGAAATTAAACCAAAGATTCATGTTTGCGGGCATATCCATACCGGATACGGGTATATTTTTGACGGTAATACTCACTTCATTAATGCAGCAGTTCTTAATGAGCAGTATATCTATACCCAGAAACCTCTGACTATTGAATGGGATCCAGCAACAAATAAAGTTGCCTTTCTGGATTAGAGTTCGTATCTTTACAGTATAGAAAAATAAAAAGTTATGAAAGATAAATTAGATAAAGTATTAGATGTACTTGGAGTTCTTTTTCTATGTTTTGGTACACTTATTATGGGTTTACTAACAATAGAATTAGCAACATTACTTTGGAATACACCAAGCACACTTATGGTGTTGGCTGGAGTAGGTATTTTAATAGCTGGGTTATTGCTTGCAGCTATAGGAGCATTATTCTGTTATTCAGAAATTAAAAATAAATTAAAATAAATTATGGGAATTATTATAGCATTATTAATTGCAGTAGCAATATTTGGAATCATTAGTTATTATATGCAATACAGCATTGAATTAGATTCAAAACCAGAACAGATCATTAAAGATGGATTAATTAAAGAATTAATTGAACGTACAGTTAATGATCCTTCAATTCCATTTATTGTTAAAGAAAATGAAATAGTTGCTGGTAGGTTTGCGATTAGACAGACGGATGGGACTTTTTGGTTTCCTTATTATGTTTATAAGACTGCTTTACCTTATCATGAAAGAAAAACTGATGACGATTGGGATAAAAAA